AGTTGTTACCGCCTTGCTAACATCCAATAACTGCTTATAGCTTAAATACTCATCGCCTGCTGTAGCATCGGCAACACCTGTATGCTTGTAGCCGCCCATAGGTAGGTTGGCACTAGGAGAGTTAGTACCGTCTTTAGTCAGGCAAGCATTTATGCCATTAGCAAAATCATCGTCTTGTGTATCGTGACGACCGGCTTCTATGCCGATACCGAGGCTTGCATCACCTGTCCAACCGCCTGTTGAATTGTTACCTTTAGTGTAAGTTCCTCCCGACCAAGCGCACATAATTTATTCTCCCTTCAATCTATTGTAGATGCTAAGCACCTTTTTAACATACTCACGAGTTTCTTTTGGAACACTTAAATATTTAACTATGTTTTCCCAAGTTTCTTCTCTGTCATTAGCTCTTAATTGCTTTAGAGCATTTCTGACATTACCTCTTCCCCAGTTGTAAGCTGCCAATGCAAGTTTAGGATCAATAAACCTATCAAGCTCATCTTTAATGTAGCGAGAACCACCCTCGATATTTTGTTGTGGGTCTTTTGGATTTACACCTAAATCTCTAGCCGTAGCTGGCATAAGCTGCATTAAACCAGTTGCCCCCTTTTTGCTTACAGCTTTTGGCTTGCCTGCTGATTCCACTTGTATAATAGCTTTTACAAGGTTTGGGTCAGCGTATTGTTCTCCTGTAGGGATAGCATATTTTTGCCCATTTGCGACTATTGTAGGTTGTGGGGTCGGCGTTTCTGTAGCTTCAGGTGTTTGCGTTGCTGAAGGGGTAGCAGTAGCTTCAGGAGTTGCCTGGTCTAGCAAGGCTTCCTCTCTTTTTGCCTGCTCTAACATCGCTGCTATTTGCTGTAATTGGTCATCTTCAGACATAGTAGCTTCCGGTGCTACCACGGGTGTTTCTTGCCCACTAGCTGCCGCTACTGCACCTGATTGTAATGCTCTTGCTAGGTCTAACTGGCTAGGTTGTATGCCAGCTTCTCCAAGAGCCTGTAGTGTTCTACCTGTAGCTGCTCGGCCAGGTCGAGTTCCAAGCGCAGCTGCTAACACAGCAACAGGTATTCCAACACCAGGGCCACCAAACATATAGCTAAATCCAGGGACACCTAATGTTCCAGTAGTGTAAGCAAGTTTACTTGGTGTTAAGTCGCCTAATTTTCGTACTTTTTCAGATTTAGCTCGTTCTAATGCAGGTTCGATTACAATCAAATCCTGCTTCTTACGGTTAAGCTCTTTTACTTCAGGAGCATATTTTTCTATATGCGTTTTCAAGTCTCGATAAAAAGCTCTCCAAAATCCAGGGTCGGATTGTGGCCCTTGTTTGTATTTTTCGCCATATATTTTTCGTTGTTTGTTAAGCACATCTAGCGACAGTTTGGATCGTCCTTTCTGCTCCTCAACGTATGCTTCTAACGCTTTACGGTAGGTAGAGGATTGCTCTTTAGGAATCGGCCTACCTAACTCATCATATAGTGTAGGTATTTCTGGTTCTACAAACTTAGACTCGTTACGAACGACTTTCTTAAACTTGTTGATTATCTGTCTGTATGCAGGTGCTAAAGTTAAATCTACTTTGTCACTCTCAATGTACTTTGACGCTCTTGGGAAATCAGGCATTTCAATTTTAACATTCGACGCATCTACTTTCTGCAAGGCTTTTTGAATTTGATCGTCTAATTCTGTTTGCTTAACAATAGCTGCATCATAAAGTACATCAGCATCAGTTGTCTTCGGTAATACTTTTTCTCGTATTAAATTATCTGCTGACTTTTTAGCTTGGCTCTCAAACTTTTTAGGAGATACCTCCAACATAGCTTGCCGGGAGCTTTTATAGTCAGATTGACGTAATCCAAAAATGTTTCGCTGTAGGGCTTTTCCTCTCTCTACCATGCCAGGAGCTAATTTTGTTACTCCCCTTCTTGCAGCAGCAGTTGCAGCACCTGGAGCTAATGCGCCAAACAAGCCAGCATAAGGTGATTCAGGGTAAGCAGTTTCACCTGCTTTCATTCCAAGATAAGCAGCTGATCCTGATAATGCTTGTCTTAATGCAGTTGCTTTGCTCAAAGGGCTTGGAGAAAGGAAACTTACTACTTCCTGTGTCGTTGTATCTGGTTGTACTCCTAATGATGCCGCAATATCTCTACTAACTGGTGCTAATTCTTTAGTAAGAGGAAAGTATCTTGTTGTTTCTGGATCTGCGCCTAATTGCCTAGCTACAAAAGTAGGTGCTAAGCCTAAAACATCTAGCAAGCCAGCACCTGCTCTTGCCACTCCAGCTCCCACATCAAAACCAAATTGTCTGGTAGCTTGTCCAGCTCCACCGTAGACCTCTTTTAGCCTAGCCTCTTCAGCGGCACTAATGCCCAACGATTGAGCAGCAGGACTAGCAGGAGCCGCTTCTAAAGCCGCAAGCTGAGCCTTTGCTGCCTGTAGCTGTTGTGCCGTTTCCTGTATTGCTAAATCTACTTCATCCACTATTGACCTCGTGCGAGTTTCTTTTGATTTATTCGCTCCATAACGGCTTTAAGCTCATCTTTCATTTGTTGTAAAACAGCCGCTTTATCTGTTTTACCCTGATCGCTTGCTTCGTATGTTCCTGCTTTTGTAGATCTGAAATACTCCTTCCAGTCCATTCGTGCATCATTGAACTTACCATCTCTAAAAACTTCATCGTTTTTATAGTTGCGCCAAATCTTATCAGCACCTACAGCATCTCCTTTGGCTTCAACATAAGCCTCTAAAAAGTCTGCATAGTCTGCGTTCAATTCTTTGATACGCTCCATATTGGCAATGAGTCTAGCGTTTTCTTGTGGCGTGTTTTGAGAAGAAGGGCCAGCCCCAATAAGTATTTCAGTTTCGTAGTTAGATACAGCCCCAGGAGAACGCAATGATTTAACTATTTTTGGCCGAATTGAATCTAAATCTTTAGTGGCTGCCCTTTGCTCTAATTCTTCTTTTCCACCTGGGGTAGGCAGCAAAGAATACGCTCCTGATGCTAGTTCTCTTGCTGTTTGTAAATAGCCTGGCCCTCCAGTTTCTCCAGCTCCTTCCATACCTTTTTTAGCTGTTGCTATTAACTCTTCACTATCATTCACAGCATCCCTAAGTTTTATTAAGTTTTTTCGAGCAGATTCTAGGCTACTTTCCTCAAACTTTAGGGCTTTATTTGCATATTCCAACCTCTTGCCAGGGGTAATGCCCTTTCTGGCCCCCTGGTCAATCAATCGATCCCTTTTTTGCTGTAATGTTTCAAAGTCTCCAAAAGGATTTTCTGTTGGTTGTATTGGTGCAGCTTGCTCAGTAGCCATGCCAGTATCAGCAGGTATAATGCCTTGTTTAATAAGTGCAAGCTCCTTACCTTTTGCGCTTGTTCCTAGTTCCTGCTCTAACATCATTTCAGATCGTTTCTGCGCCAATGCTCGTTGTTGCTGTATATCTTGACTAGATAATGCTCCCGATAACGATCCAAGACGGCCTAGCACCAGTGGATCAACGTCACCTAGTGTGCCAATGTAATCAGCTCGCTCTTGTGGAGTTTGCATACTAAGCAAAGAGGAGCTAAGCCTGTTAAGCTCTAGTGTTCTTTCAGCAGCTTGTTGTCTAGCTTGATAGCCTAACAATGACTGTAACAATATGCTGCCTAAACCAATACCAGCAGCCGCCCCAGTAGAAGCATACGGACTAATAAGGCTAGGTGTGCCTCGTCCAATACCTGCCGACAAGCCCCCCAAGAGAGTATCTTGAGGTGTAAAACTCATTGGTACGCCAAACAAACCTTCATCTGCCATTGTGCATCCTACCTGTTGTACCCTTGTCCAAAGCCACCTACGAAGCCACCGATTCCAGTGGCCCACGGATTAGGTTGAGGAGTTTGATTGTAACCACCTTCTATTTCACCTGCAATCCATCGATCATACACGCTAGGAGCTTGGCTTCCGCTGCTTGCTCCAATCCTTGCAATTCGTTCTCGGCTTTCTCGCTCACGCCTACCTTCTTCGGACTCATATTTTTGTTGCGCTTGAAGCAGTAACAGCTTTTGTTGCTCGCTAAATGGAAGCATATATTGACCTGCAATCTGACCAGGTAAGAGGCTTAAACCTGTAGCTTGCTGATACATCTGTGACTGTACGCCTTGAGCTGCCGATTCAGCTTGACTCATAGCTTGCTGTCTAGCTGCATCTTGACGCTCATTTAATTGCTGTAACTGAGTCTTATAAGCTACCGAATTAGGATCTAATCCCCTCTCTGCTGCCATCTGCTGAAACTGCTGTTGCTGACGTTCAAACTCAGGAGCCATCTGACGCTCAAACTGCCCCATGACGTTCTGCCTAGCTCGCTCCATTTCTTGAGAGTAAATAGGATCGTACTGACTCTGCATAGTAGCTGGGTCAAACTGCTGAGCATAGCCACCCATTCTTTGAAAAATATCAGCACTAGTACCGGCAGTTGTCTGTAGTTGCTGTTGTGGAGACTGCTCTTGAATTGGCATCTGTCCACCAGCTTGCAATTTGTTTCGTAACTTCCGCAATCTTGGATCGTTAGGGTTACGCTTTTGCAGATAATTTATACGACGCTGTAATCGTTCTGGATTAAATCCAGCAGCTTGTTGTGTTGTAGGGTCTTGCCCCAATGCGCCATTAGCCATTACACCTGTCCTCCAAGATTAAATCTAATCTCCATTCCTAGTATTTGCATAGTAGAGTTTTTTAATGAACCACCAAATCTGTAAGCGGCACTATGACCTTGGCCTTGAGTGGCAAAGCGATCAAAAATGTATTCTAGGTCTGATGACCAGGAACTCCCCCAAGGGCTTCCCCAAGGTGTAAATGTTCCAGGAGATGTAGTAACACCTGTTACGGTACTAGCCCTTTGAAAGTCAGTATCAATACCAACATTTAAGGTAATACCACGCTTGGTTCTTACAATAGGTCGTATATCAGCAAACACCTTGTAGTTAGCTCTGCTACCGAAAAAGCTAAATGCGCTCCTGCCACTGTATGTAATGGATTCACTGTTAGTGCTTGTCACTGCATCGGACTGCCCTGTTTCACCCTTCCACACGATGCCAGTGGTTGAGCCGTAGTAAGGCAATCTATCAAATATAGCAAGAGATATGCCATGAGTATCACGATACAATCTTAAATCTGCCCACCCTTGAGTATCTAAGCTATAAACCAAATAACTAACCGTAGTGCTGCTAGTAGGAACAGAAATATACACTCGCCTACCTGCTGGCCAAAAAGCACCTGTCCACTCATGATTAAATGGCAAAAGCTGGCTAAACTCTGAGATACGAGGATTGATTCTTGCGCTTACAGTTTGTGATGCCTGCTCTGGAGACATCTGAAACAAAGCAGACATTGGCACAATGCCTTGCTGAGTAAGAATCCACACATCCGCATTGATAGGTATAAACGCCCTGTACCCTAAAGGCTTACCAATAAAATATCTTGCAACGATTCCCCAGTTAGTGTCGGATGGATCGGAACCACTATAAAATACAATTTCCCCCTCGCTGCTACATGCGTAAAATAAATCTTGAGAGGTGTTAGAGGTCTGATTGGTAAATGAACCACAAGATACTAGAAAGCCTCCGTGGGTAAATACATACTGAAAATCAAAGGCCGTAGCAGCAGGTGTCCCTCCTACTCCAGTTACACTCGTGCCGCCATAATGAACAACAGCAGAGTCCTTTTCAACCATGTAAAGCCTAGCTTTGTACGCTGAGATGTTAATTATATCAGCTAGGGTTACACCACCTGAAAATGTAAACGTGCAATCTTGTACAGAACCAGTCCCCGTATAGACACTTAAATTATCTATGCCATTAGCAAAATAAATGTTATTGCCAAATATAACACTCTGAAACTCTGCATTTGTATGAGGACTAGAGTTTGTGATATCGGTCGATACACCCCCTGTATTTATGCTATAAATCTTAGTGTTGTTAGCTGCAATAAGCTGCGAGGTACCATCTTTTAACGGCAGCTCTTTTAAGAAGCTAAGGTCTTGGCTTAAACCGACATCGCAAAACTCTTCATAGCCTAGACGTACAGTAGGTGCGCCAGCTCCAGGGAATACGTTTACCAATTCCAAGGCATAGCTTGGATCCATATTATCAATAGGACTTATTAAGTCTAAGCCCTTATATGGTGGTGGCATTGTAAAGCCCTGAAGCGGCATAATCTTCCTTTAATTTATCCCTGTCCAGGTCGAGGTGGCATACCAAATCCTCTTCCTTCTGGGAATTGCGAGTTCATGTACCTAGCTCCCCATCCTCTCATCTGACGTTGATTAGCTTCCGCAAACCTTGGGTCCATGTAAGTAGGCTGTTGCGGCATTGGTGCGCCAAATGCGTTTGCAAGACTGCCTGCTGGCATCCCAAAAGATCCCGGATTTTGCTGCAAAGCTCGATTAAATTCAAAACCTGAATTAAATTGCGGTCTCGGATTGTTTAATCTTTCCTGCCACAATCGTTGGCTTTCTTCTGCACTTAAAGGAGTATTGTTAAATCCCATCATAGTGCTTATTGTTTGCCCATCAGGCCCAACACTTACTTGATTAAAATCTCTTGGATCATATCCTCTTTCAAATAATTCTTGATCGCTTAGCTGTCGATAACTACCAAAAGGATTTTCTCCTTGCGAGCCAGGCTTGTTAGCAAAATCAGCTACTGGCACACCAAAACGCTCTGATAAATTGTTTTGCTGTTGTTGCGCTCGCCAGTCTTCTACCCGACGATCCTGCCTAGCTTGCTTACGCTCTAAGAACTGCTGCCTGCGCTGTTGTCTAGCTGTCATCTCAGGCATCTCTGTTGGCTGCCCTTGAACACGACCACCTCGGCCTCGCTTTTCTAAAAACTGCATACGACGCTGTTGCCTAGCAGTCATCTCGCTTGGGTCTTTACTCATCCATCCCTTTGCCATTATAGCTCCTCACTCTTTTTATTAGACTTTTTACTTTTGTATGCTTTTTCTAAAGCTGCTCGCATAGAATCGGCTTTAACAAGATTACCGCTTGCATCTCGATATAATCCCTCTGATAACCGATTAACTTTACCTGCTTCAGGTCGCACCTCTCTAACTTGCACTGGTTCTGCGCCTTCTGAAGGTACAAGTTGAGTAGCTGCTGTAAGCAAACGGTCGTATTCTGGCTGCTCGATGCGACCATCTGATAATCCTTCATCTAATTTAGTTTTCATTAGATCAAAGGTAATTCCTTGCTGAGCTGCAAAATGTCTCATGTTGTTCATTGCAATAGTCGGATCATCGCCTGCATTGCTTAAAGCTCCCCGAACAAACATTCTGCCTAAACTGCGGTTTTTGTCTCCTAAGAAGCCATACGCAGAAACTAAAGCATCCGATAATTGCACAGTTGGTTCATAAGCACCTGGATTTTGCTCTGCAAGTTTCTGCATCGCTTTAGTATTTAGAATGGACCCATCTTTACCAAAATCAGTTACGCTCCCATCTGCAAGTGTTCCCTGCCAGTTGTCATCCAAAATGCCACCTTGCTGTAAAACGTCTCTTACAGCATCTCGTTGCATTTGTCCTTTGCCCTTAGAGCTTCCAAACTTGGCTCCCACTGCGCCAGCAATACCACCTACAGCAGCTCCAATAGCAGCTCCAATAGCCGTTCCTGCTCCTGGTATAACACTACCAATAGCGGCACCTGTAGCCGCACCAGCGCCAACACCGCCCATTGCTCCTGTTCTGTATCTTTGTTTACCAGCAGCCATATCACTTAAAGCCTCTGCTGTCTGATAACCACTATATAAACCTGCCGCTAAATTAAGACCTGGCACTAAATATCCACCAGCAGCACTGGAAGCTGCACCTGCTGCACCAGCTCCTAATGCTCCTGTAGCCGCTAAGTTGCCTAAAGCTGCTGCGCCCGAAAGACCAGCACCTGCTTTGTCTCCAGACTTGAAGGCTTTATACGCTCCATACAGTTGAACTAAAGCTAAGCCACCTTGAGCTACTTGCCCCCAATCAACAGCCCCCCAAAAACCAGGATCGTTTAATGCTTCAGTTGGAACGTCTTGCACACCTGTTGGTGTTTGAACAGTGCTAACACTTCCTTTCACTTCTAATACTTTAGGCGTAGCAGGAACTTGCGCTCCAGGTGTACCAACCCTTTGCGCTCCTAAAACACTTGGTGCAGCTACTTCACCTGCTGGCTTATATCCCAACCATTCTTTTACGTTTGGAAAACCTCTAAAAGCTTCAATTCCTACTATACCCCCAGCTAATTGTCCTGCCTGACCTGCCCATGCAGCTTTTTCTTTTGCGGCCGCTGCTTCTCTTGCTTGTTCTTCTTTTGACTTAGGCGCACCAAACTTTTGAGCTGTCAAATCATAAGCCATCTGATAAGGAAAGCCCTGACTAATATACCAGTAAAAATGCCCCTCTGGATTGTTCTGAGCCATTGGAGGAGGTTGAGGTACATTCTGCATGTTCATTATATATACGTCCCAAATGTAGCTATTCCGTTTCTTGCATAAATCTGATTACGCCTCATAGTGCCAGCAAACTGAACCTTTGCAGGCATATCCCGTGACCATTCCTCATGCAGTTGAAGTTGAAACTTAGGCTTAATACTGTCTAGTCCATGTATCTCGGCAAACCGTTCAAGGATTCCCTGCTCTAAAACCTTCTCATTAAAAATGCTTGTATCTGTGTCAGCTAAGAACTTGTCATAAGCTCCGCTGTAATACGTCCATGTGACACCACCATCAGATACCGATCCGCTTGTGTGGGTAGGAGGTGTACCGCCTGTAGTGCCGCCAGCAGTTGTTTGATAGTAATTGCCGTTATAGAAACAATAGCTATTAGCAGCAAAAGGTGTAGAACCAGTCCAAGTTTTAGGCTTCACACTTCGATCTGCAATGTACTCAAAAATAATTACATTGCTATCAACACCAGCATCAGGAGTAGGATAAATAAGAAGCTGATCGTTACTAATGCCTCTAATCTGAAACTGTTGATAGATTGTAGGATTCAGGCCAAACCCTCGTATATCGGCATACTCTTGTGGAGTCATCGGGCCTAGTACACGCCACCGATTGCTCTGATTCCAAAAGGTATCATACTGATAATACGAAAAAGCAGCAGGCAAGGCATACTGCGCCTGACCTGCCACTAACGTAATTGACCCCGACGCATAACATTTCGTCCAAGGGTACTGCTCAAACATCTCACGGTTAATTCTTTGTGCAATAGCTAATAGCTGCTTAGTGGTAGTATCAGTTGCCGTTACTATGTTCGGACTAACTGTGTACCCTGCTTCATTTGCAACATTCTGAATTACCGTGGATAAGCTCATTCTTTTCTTGGTCTACCTCGTCTTTTAGCAGGCTCTTCTACAGGCTCTGCATCTAATTCAACCGCCATCTCTTGTCGCTTGCCTCTAAGGTCTGTTCCCTCGTTAGCTTCAATGCGCTGCAAGAATAGCTCTAGCTTTTCCTCTAAAGCCTGTCTCTTACGAGTCTCAACCTCTAGTTGCTGCTTTAATTTTACGACTTCATTTTGGTCGGAATTAGCTGCATCAAGCCAATCCTTAGCAGCCTTTACTAGCTTTGACAGAGGGCCAATCTTGCGCTTTACATCATCAGTTGCAGCAGCTAGTTGCTCTACAGTCTTAAAGCCTAAATAGTTAAGCTCTCTTAATGCCGATCCACTCATCATAGCCCACTCAGCTAGCGGTGTGCCCTCTGTAACAGGCTCACTACCAGCTTTGAATCGCTCATAAAGCTCTGGATATTCTAGGATGTCTCGCTGCTCGATACGTCTTACAGTCTCATCCCCACCAGGCCATTGAATACTAATCGAGGGGATTTCATCAAAGATTGGCCTTCCTTCTGCCAATGACTTCTCTCTGTTCTCATTGTAAGCATAAAAGAACTTAACATTAGCCCCACTGTACCGCTTCTTGGGTTGGCTATTGCCGTTCATTATGCTTGCCCAATCTACTTGTGCCATAAAAATCCTTTTAGTTAGTAGGTATACGTTATTGCATATAGCCTACTTAACATATTTTCGTATCACAAGACCGCATTAAGTTCCCCACTTGTCAATCAAGTAGCTTTCTACCTGCAACACATCTGCAAGCGATAGCACTGAATCATAGTAAATAAGTTCTGCAATAAATCCCGTGACTGGCGCAACGGTTCCTGATCGTGCTCCGATGTATAATGCACCTGTTGCGTTAACCGTGCCTGGATTAATTCCACTACTAGTTAAACTAATTGCTGAACCGTTTACACGCAACGTGTGACCAGCAAGCGTCCCGTCAAACTGATGGCATGTAGTTAGCGTATTGCCACCGATACCCCATGATGGCGTGTAATCCCTAGCTGACGTTTTAGCAGTTCCGTCAGTTCGACGTACCGCTATCGTATAGCCAACACTAGTATATAAATACTCACCGTCATTGGTATTTACTGACACTCCACGTTCATATACGAGTCCATGAGCGGTAGCTTTATGCACTGCGCAAATAGTATATGGTCCAGCCGTCAAATTAGCTGTTTGCATAATATCGCCGGAAAAGTAAACCGCCGGGTTGCCGTTAATACCGTTTGCGGCGTTCCTCCAAACAGGTTGCAATGCTCCAGTAGCTTGTACTGCATCTAATCCATTGCCGCTTTGATCCTGCCACGTCTTGACTGGTGTGTTATCAGCCGTAATCGGCGTATCCGTTGCGTCTAATACCCCTGCATCGGATTTAAGCCATAGCTGCAAACCTGCAATGTCACTCGGACTAAACGCCGAGGATGATACTCGATTACCTACGACTGATGCTCCAGGTAGTCCAATGATCATATCAATACATAGCAATAATGTTAGTAGCGTCAGTACCAGTCGCATACACCTTACTCGCAAATATGGGTAAAATTATCCCTGATGGGACTGTAAATACTACTGGAGAAGAATCACCTTGAGCTAACACACTAATATCACCGCCACCACCTACATATAAAGCTCTCACGGCTCCTAAATCAGTGGTATCGCTTGGAGTTACTGCCGCTAGCTTAGAAGCTGAAAACATTGCTCCTGGGTTACTTGGGGTAAAATCGCTTGCCATATTGCCTCAAAAAGTTGGGGAGTTGCCTCCCCTTTAATTACGTTGCCTTAGTAAACTTCAAGTAGAAGTAGCTAGTGCCATTTGATACAACAACATAGCAGTTTGTATCTGCATCATTGTCTTTAACAACACCAATAAAACCACTTCCAACAGTTGCAGGAGCGCCAAAAGCCGCCGTCAATTCTGCTGCTGATGGTGTAGTATCATTTACATCATCTGTGCTTTGAATTGTTCGGATTCCAGCAGCGGTTCCGTTTACAACCGTTTCTGCAACACCATCTGTTACCTTGGCAGCGAGTTGTCCTGGCATTCCAAGACCCATCAATTCTGCTGTACTTGCCATAAACTTATCCTCAAAAAACGGGGGCTGTTACGCCCCCTGTCGTTTAGTTTACTGACATGTAGCCAGTGGTTTTAACCTCAACAGTGCCAGCACCAGTGAGAGTTGTGAGTCCTACAACATTCTTAATAAGAGTTGTAGAAGCATCATCAACAACACCTGCTGTAGCAGTTGTGTTAAGGTTTGCATCAGCAGCGTAAGAAGCAGCGGCCTTAACCTTAATTCCGCTTCCTACTCCACCACCACCAACACCACCGACAAATACCCAAAGGTACTCATCGTTAGCAGCAGCTACCTGAGCGATACCTACTTGCAAGCTATTAGAACCTGCATTGGTTGTTGTAGCCATTGCAGCTTGACCATCATCGCTGATAACTACAGCAGCGTACTGGTCAATAGCTCCACTAGCTTGAACAAACATCCAAGTACCGTCTGGTGTTTTTCCAACCGATCCTACTCCTACTGGAAGAGGAAGATCCGTTGTTGTGAATGTTTTTCCTGGATTAACTCCAAATCCTTGACTTGACATTTCCTAACCCTCCTTATGCGTAAATTACAGCTTGTAGAGCAGGAGCCGCACAACACAAGTTACCTTCCACGATAATTACCGTGAAGAAAGCATCCTGATCGATTGGTCGATCCATCTGTGGTTGTAGTGGCTTGAAGTCAGCACCTCGAACCATGTCGAAAGACCAATACTTAGTATTGAGCAATCGGCAAGAATTGGTTTCAAGAACTGCTGATCCATAACCGCCATCAAACACGAAATCCACACCGTCGAAAGAAAGAGCACGAAAACCGCCTATTGCTTTCTTTACTGGAGCTTGGATACGCTGAATAGCTGTTAGGGAGCTGTGTAAGAACTTCCATGCAGTTCTGTCACAGAGACCCAAATCAACCTGCTCATCACCTCGAACGATCTGCGAAATCGTGTCTGAAACAGTCTCTTGTACGTTAGAAGCACTAAGAGTTGTGTTTACAGCCAAGTTTCTAGCAAATACGTTTGTCGAACGATCTATTGTTCCGTATGTACCTGAAGACGGAGAAGTAGAAACTGCTTTCTTAATACCGTCAAACTCAAGTCCACCAGATCCAGTTCCATCGCCTCGGAGAGAAGTTCCAACAGTATTCTTCAATCGAGAAATAGCTGCTTTCATCTTCATCTCAGCAAGGTCAAGGAGCTGAGCATCATCACGGTTAGCTCGTCGCTCACGACCGCTAATAGCTACTGGCTCATATACTTGCTTGATAGCGAATCGAAATGCTGTAGCATCATCAATCGCCGAAAGGTCAAACGAGTCATACCCTTGGTAGAATCCACCAACAGCAGCATCGTTATACATGATAGGCTTCCGGAGTTCATAACCTCCCGAAATCTTACGAACAAGACCTTGATCGTCCAGTGTTGCCAATAGCGGATTGTGGTGAAGAACCTCATCAGCTATGGAATCAGACTGGTCAAACAGGGTCGCAACAATTGCTTCTTCTAAGTTTGCCATTTGTTATCCCTTTTTATGGGATAACCTACAGTTACTCTCCTGCCATGCGGCGGCGTAGATTATCCCGAATATTCTTTGCTTCTATTCTGGGAGTTCCACTACCTGCGGAGCCAGTGACTGATTTACTTGCAGCTTTGGCTTTTTGTACCTTTGCCGCTTCTTTTTCCATTGCCGACTGAGCAGCCATACGACTATTAAGGCCGGAGAAAGTCGGGTTGCCATTAACCACATAATTATAGGCCGTTTCTAGTATCTCCTCTGCGGAGCTGTAACGACCTGTACTTGTGAGAGCCTGAACTACAGGGGCCATCTCTGCTTCGAGCTGGGCTGCCGTTTCAGGGTCTCTAAAAAGTGGTTTACCTGCTGTAAATGAGTTTACAACCTGTTGATTATAGTATTCAAGTGCCTTTTTTTGTTGTTCTTGTTGAGCAGCTTGAAACCTCTCTTCTGCAATTTTTTCAGCGTCTTCTCGTGTAAGGTATTGAGATTGTTGTGGTTGTTGATATTGTCCTTGCTGCTCATACTGCATCTGGCCTTCTAGTAAGTCATCTACAGTTAGGCCATAGCTTTCCAACCATTCTCTAGCAGCAGCTACAGGGTTATTTTGCATGGCTTTATCCCAAGCAATAGAACGCCTGGTAATATCGGCTATAGATAATCCATCTTTGGCATAATCATTCTCATACTGCTGGACTGACTCATATAATGAGCCAAGCTGAGATTTTAATTGATTAACTTCCTGCATCTTCTTATCGTACTGAGTGCGAGTCTCATAAGCTCTACGATTAAGGTAATTTTGAATGACATGACTATTCTCAGGGGTTGGGGACAAGAAAGCAGCTTTTTCAGCAGCGTTCATATCAGCAGGCGGCGCAAAAACAGGCTTTTCAAGTGCTTCTGTTTGAACTGTATCGGGTTCTTGAGTGGGTTCTTCGTCGGTTTCTGCGGAATCATCGTAATCTTCGGATGCCTCAGTTTCCTCCGTGAACTCCTGTTGTAATCGCTCTCTGATACTTACTGGAGCTTCATCTCTTTCTGCTACGATTTCTGTACTTTCCGTGTCATTAACCATTTCTGTACCTATCAATTATTTGTTCTTTAAGTTTAGCAACTAACTTGCGTTCGGTAGCACCTGACTCCCTGTCTGGTACATATCCACGCTCGTAAGCATCACCTACTTCTACAGCTCCAGCAGCTCGGTAAGCTGCTCTTAATTTTGATTTACTTGTATATATTTCTTTTGGATTTAACGGATTCCGTGTCGGTTCCATTTCATCTTGAATGAACAAATCACGGGCATATCGTTCCCTTATAACCTCTTCGATAGGAACGACCTTTTTTTGCTTATGGCAATACTGGTACAGCTTGTACTTTGTCATTCGCTCTCCAATGCTAAGACCATTAACAAGGCAGTAATGATTCGTTTGCGTTTAAGTCCTGTAACTTCTCCTTGTCTAGGACTTTCTAATAACTTATCTCTTAATACATCAGCTAATATGTTTTTATCAACATTTTCAGGTATTTCTACATCTTGCCGTTGTTTAGCAAGTAATTGAGCTGCAATTCGTTCTTCCAGCTCGTCGTATTTTCTTTTTTTATACCAAACGTCACTAAGGTCAGGAACGGCTATTTCACCGCCGTACTGCTTAGGATTAAGTAAAAGAATTAAGCTCATGCGTATTTTATTATGTAATTTACGGTTAAAAATGGCGGATTATTTGCACCGCTTGTCATTTCCGCATTACCATCGACCCCACCTGTAACCAAACCGATCCGACCTGAAATGGTACTGTCTGTATAACTACCATCTGCTGTAGTACCTTGCGGTGCTGTTGTTGTGCTACTACCACCCCATGCGCTGTAGCCACTTGGACTATTACTTACGCTTAAATCCGCACCAGTTCCCATACCGTGAAAGTGAGCAGGTACAGTGTGTGTATGATCTATAGTTCCACCTGTATCACCTAGTGAGTTACCTGTTCCGCTTGCGGCTTTGCCCAATGGGAATCTTTGTCTTAAATCTGGAAGATTAAATGTAGTTCCGCTTGTTGAACCGTATGTCGTACCAATAGCGTTAAAAAGCTCTGGATAGTCTGCTCTGTTAAGACTTGAGCCATCGCATAGCAACCAATTGGCAGGAGCAGTATTTGTATACCACAACATCCCTGCACCTACTGGAGTATCGCCACCATATACAGGCATCAGCTAATCTCCGTTATACGCATACTCCCTGTTGGACTAGTATCCCAAATTGCGTCAATAGCTCCTGTGTATACTGGGGTTGGCAATTCTAATGTTTGTCCTGGCGTTAGCTTGTAAGAAAAACTACTTGTGCTTGCTGTAGTGCCTAGTTTGACATAAGCATTTTTATCAGCGTCATTCACCATAATAGCCATTCGTCTACTAGAATTAGTAGCCAAAATACTTGTGCTTGTTGCTGCTGCACTAACACTTGTTACAGAAGAACTGGAATACGTTGCGTCTACAACGGCAGGTAATGAAGCTACATCAACATCACCAATGTTATTTGTTCCTGCTGGTAATGCTGAACTAATTGTAACTGCACCTGTATTACACGCAGTAACTTTACCATTTAGCGTAGAAAGTGTGCTTTCAGTAGCTGCACCTGTAGGTAAAGATACTGTGCCACTAATGTTATTTATGTTCCATGTTCCACTTTGAGTAGCTGCTACCGTTCCATCAACTGTAATGCTGCCGCCGTCATCTGAAATTGGTACTGCTGACTGGTCACTGGCTATAACAACAGGCAAGCTATTTGCCATTGTTTCTTGACCTGAAACTCCGTCAATATCACCCAATGCGATAGTAAGAGATCCGCTCGGTGTTACTTTTACATTAACAAAACCGCCGCCACCTGCTGACGTTTCGCCTGTAATAACAGAACGAGTAAGTTTAGCTAAACTATATTCATTTAGCGTTTCGTTTATTGGAAAATCAGCACTGGTTGTTCCGCTTGCTACACACGCTGTATACAAAGATAGGTCTGTTGCACCGCTAAACTTTTTTACATCAATAGTAATTGGAAGTTCTGGATTCTGTATGCTTGGATCTAATTGACTATTGGGAATCTTAATTGTGTGAAATGTTACCCAATTACCGTCAGGACTAAACACTTCAAAATAAATACTAGCACTGCCAAGCCATGCAAAACGGATTCTATACAGGTTACTGTAAGTAAGATTTATTGCTTCTGGACTACCACCACGAGTAAACAAAGAGCCTGCTGAACCATCTAACGGATCACCGTTCCAGCTTGCTCGTGCAGTGGTTGTATCACTTGCACCTGTTCTTAACGTGACACCAAAATTAGTTCCTTCATATCCAATAAAGAAACCGTTGTTAGTATCATACAGTCCAATCCTTTGATAACTATCAGCAACACCTGTAGTAAAAGCTGCTGTGAAAAAACAATACTGTTCATGTGCAGGACGGTACTTACAGCTATAAACGCTAACACCTTTGGCGGCTCCAGTGGCATTTGTGCCAGTTCTGTAACGTGCATGGCCACCTACAATAGTAGCACTTCCGCCATGTGAGTTTGTGTTCGTAATAATGTCGCTGTTAAAAGAATCAAAAAAACTAATCTCTACTTCATTGTTTCTTACTGCTGTAACAGCAGCTCCTAAAACGTCGCTATTAAGAGTAGCTGTAATACCGCCAATAATTTGGCTGTTTATGCTTGCTAACGTAGCTTCTGTAGCTACTTTACCGTCAATACTGTTAAGAGTAGTTTCTGTAGCAAAGTCAGGCACTGTGAGGTTTTCAGCTCCTCCAGCACCGTAATCAATAGCTACTACTTGAGTTTGTGTAGTTCCCTTATCCAGTGTACGCACTGGAATATCAGCATTTATACTGGTGGGGCTGTTACTTACGGTAACATTATCGCTCATGTATTAGCTCTCTTCTTCTTCTTCTATATCGGCTAATTCAATGCCGCTTAGATTCCCAAGCTCATCATTTATAAGGTTAGCTTTTCTCTTTGCACGTTTAGGCATTACGTTATTAATTACAATCGGTTGTGCCTTAGCTGCTGTTTCCTTGCTTTGCTCTGTAATACTCTGCATTGCAAGTCTTATGCGTTCTAGCTCCTGCTCTGAGTTAAGCCTTCTTTCCTCCATTAGCTTTTCAGTCTCAGATAGCTTAATTCGCATCTGCTCAAGCTGTAGCTTTTGAATCTCTAGTATCTGATTCATTTGTGCAGTTTCCTGCTGAATAGCTTGCTTGGTAGATTCATTGGTGCTTTCAGCTTGTACCTGTAGCATTTCTACCTGTACTTTGCTTTGCTTGACCTGCACTTCTTGTTGCTTAATAGCAAGTTCTTGCTGCGCTATGTACTCTTCTAGCTGATACTTTTGCACTGCTAATTGAGCTTCTAATTGATCACGCTGCATCTTAACCTGCTGCTCTTGCATGGCAATCTGATTCTTAACAGACTTATCCTGCATCTCCATCTGTGTAGATGCCATTCTAGCTTCGGCTTCTATTTGTGCAATTTGCAGTCGTCCTTGCACCTCTTGCATGACTGGATCCGGCGGCGGCGGTTGTTTAGCCGCTTCTTCTTTAGCCTTAATAATCTCGCCCAACGCTTCAAAGCCCTGCGTAAACACCGCATCTAGTTCCTTGCCTCCCTTAAATCGCTTAATCATGTTTTGAAAAAGACTCATGCTAAACTGCATAAGAGGTGGATACTGCTCAACAAGACCTCTCATTTGGTCAAAAAATGCGCCTGTAGTTTGTATAAGCTGCATACCTTCTTGCTGTTGCTGGCTTTCATTTACCGCAACCATAGAGTCCGTACTTACCTGAATACGGTAAGACCGCTGCTTGTTGTCTCGGAGTATGCTGATAATAGCCTGTGCCATCTGCTGTATTTGCTCTTCTGGAGATGGTATTGGCGGCGGAGGTGGTGCAGGTGGCTGCATTTCTTGTGGTGGCATTCCTTCTTCTGGCATTTGTTCGGGAGCCGGAGGTGGCAAAGGAGCAGGTTCTTTAATAAGAGGGGCTACAACCTCTGCAACATTACCAATATCTAAGATAGTTTCTTCATCAAACTGCTCTGCAATAATAGCAGCTAAGTTACTTACTGAATCAGATACAAACTTGGCAAACATGTTCTGTCTTACGATAAGACCCATGCTAGACCAAGCGTTTTCAAGCCTATTAGCTGTAGCAGACTTATATTGCTCGCTTGTACCTCTTAGCAGATCGGATACTTTCAATGTTTCGTAAAGCTGTCCTAGTGCAGTTTGTCTAGCTGTTTGAAGCACCTGTAATGCTTCTATGTAAGGAGCGATATTAAAGCTCTCAACGCCACTAGCTAGTCCTCCACGCATCTTATAGCTTGGCCAGTTTGTTACAGGAATTAGTTTTAGATCGCCAGTTAAAAGCTGCTCAATTTGGTCGCCTAAAGTAGAGTCATAAACGCTATTAGTGCGGATAGCTTGGGTTACAGCATGGATACGAGTAGTAAGTCTTTCTACCTCAAGAACTTGATCCCTAACATGAGTATAATCGGAAACAGGAATAACACTATCGGGGTCATCAGACTGAGTAATAACAGAGCAAGGGTAAAACTTCTCAAACTTAATAGGTGGAGTGCTCGTCTCAATAATCGGTTTTTCAGCATCTTTTGAAAGCCAGTATACTTTGTTAGTAGCTTCGCACCAAATTTCAAAAACTTCAGCTTTACCCTCATACTTATCATCCTTACGGCTAATAGCTTTCTTTATAACCTCTGGATAGCTTGTATAACTTAATGTTTTGGCAACATCTGCGCCAAACATGTTTTCTGCTCGCTCGCGATCTAAAAATGCTCTTCTAGCTCGCCATTCTACTTCCGCTTCGGTTCTGGCATCACTGCAAAAATAATCGTTGTATTGAACAACCTCCAAGACCGCTTTTTCGTCAACCTTGCGTTCAACTTCAACAGACACCATGACGATATTAGAATCAGTTTCGACAAGATTACTCGTATCACCTTCATAAGGCTTACCCTCCCCTGTCATTAGTCCTTCTGGTGTCTTAAATAACGCAATTTCTTGCATTACAGTCTCAAACTTAGGCTCGTACCTTGCCCACAATACGGCTTGACCAGTCAGTAAGAACTGCAATGCAGCTAGGTAACCTACTTGGTCAAAGCTAAAATGTACGTCCATAGCGTACTGAGTGTTGCGCTCCAAAATAACGCTACCTAGCTGATATGGCAGGCTTCCACTACGTTTTCTTAGGTCTACTTCTGCTTGTGGTGTAGAGCTATAATAGGCAGGTAAAAGAGTGTTAATGCAGTACCACCATACGTTTATACGGCGTTCTACATCGTTCATTACCGTCATATTTTTTTGAGCATTATAAACTCTGATAGACTCTTCAGCTTGCTCAATAAACTTTTTTCTACGCTCTTCTGATTCGGATATTTGTGCTTTCCACCACCTTGGAGTATATTTTTGTATAAGGGGTTGTGGGTTTTTCATATCCTTGCCTGTTTTTGTCGTTTACGCACTTTATTCACATAATCGGCTAAAACTATAACTCCTGGCTGCCTTGCGGCTTCCGCCTGTTCCCATTTAGCGTCAATAAGTCTAGCCTTGCATAAGTAGCGTAAAGCATCGCAGTTATGCGATACAATGCCATTGCCTAGTACGAATGTACTCGTATCTGGCACATTTAGGCAATACACTTCTTTCTGGGTTTGGGTATAAGTGATGGATTTAATCTTCTTCGTCGTGCCGCCATTTTGCAATTTTGGTGACAATACTTGCTTTTGTTTCTCATGTTCAATTTCGTCTGATATTCTGTCTGGCAGAACTGGCATACCAGCGTCACCATAGGCATATCTTTCCAAACTTGCCTTGCATGTTCCGAGTGCCATTCTCGCCCCTGTAGCGATTTGTGCCAGTATTTTGCTTTTGGAAGTGCATGTTTTATCAAATTCTTCGCAGCTTCCTGTTTTCGTTCCTCTGTCATGTGTTGACTTAGGTGAGCTGAAGCATCCAGCAATTCCAGATTCTCTATTTGATTGTTGGCCCTGTTGTGATCCTTGTGATGGATATGTTTGCCCTTGGGAATCCTGCCGTGATAATACTCCCAAACTCTTCTGTGTAAACGGGTTGAGCCTACAGATTTTCTTGATTGACGACTGAAATACTGACCGCACAGGTAATACTTCTCGCCTAGAAACTCCTGAATCTTGTCTGATATTATTTTCACCTGCATACGTTACGCACTGTATCAGGTCATGTAAGGTAAGGCTAGATGTCATTTTGAATGTTCCATCTGCAAGCATAAACTTGTGATCAGGCGTAGCTTCGACAACGGAATTGTCTTCAAACTCTAATCTTATAATTGAAGCTCTTTTGTTGGTAATAGAACCAAAAGCTAAATGAAATTGTCCATCGTGACTTAAAACGTGTGTTTTTACACCATCTAAATCTTTTATTGGAACTTTGCCGGATTTTGTGACTACTAACGTATCACCAGTAAGACAAGCATGGTCAGCTCCAGTAGTATCGGCATCTTCGGGCTTTCTTTTGTCTATAGCTAAAGATGGTAAAGTTTCCAGCAAATAAGGGCAAGTAGCAAATATGTATAGCAAAGGCTCAGGCTTGTGGACTAATCGTTGCCTAATCTGTGACCAACCCGAAATACGGTCATTATCAGCTCGTCTAAAACTTGGATGCTGGTACTTAGCAAAGACCTTATTGAACTGGTCGTTAATGCTAGGTCCGCCATCGTGCGAGAATATGGATGGGTCAGCTACTGCAACCACTCCTTCTCCGACAGAGGCACTTGCAATTCGGTCTGCTTGCTGCTCGTTGTCGATACCTTTGCCGTGCATTTCTCGATATATAACAATTGCTCCTTTAGGGTATGGTACTTCATTGCCATTATCATCCCTTCCAGAACTAACAGCACCCCACACAGCAGCAAAAGGGCTCCTGTAGCCCCAATCGTAGCCCAAGTAACGGGGCCAGTGTTTTGGGATGTTAAAAGGACTAATAATATGTTTGCTACTAAACTCAGGAAAATAGCTACCTTCATGGATTTCAAAGTCTCCTTCTAGCCACGCTCGCACAAGCTCAGGACTACCCACCATGTGCAACCGATCTATATACTCAGGGTCTTTTGCTAATAAAATCTGATTATCGTGTACCCTACTTGGTATATAGATATAATCAAAATGCTTTCCGTTAGGTAGTTTCTTTTGAAGCATCTTCATTCCTTTAGGAGCTGGCTTTATAAAAAACTCCTTTAGCCAGTGATGCCCGACACCCCCAGGGTTAAAAGTAAGAATAATCTGACCACCACCTTTACCTCGCAAGGCTCCAAACAGTTTCCAAATACAGCTTGGCTCTCCGTAGTTACCCGCCTCCTCGATGGCACAATCCGATAAATTTTGCCCCTGGTACTTCTCAGCATCACTATCATTAGCTAGTGGCCTAAAACGTAACCTACCGCCACTGGGAAAGGTAAACTGCTTTTTTTGGTCCTGCCAGTGAGCTTTTAAGGGTAGGTATATCTGCTTAGCTCGCTCTATAAGGTCATCTGCTTGGGGAAGCTCTTTACGGAAGAATATAGCGTTAAAGGCTTCTCCTAACTGCTCTTGCTTAATAGCAAACTTGCCTAATACGCCGTCAGTCTTACCTCCACCTCGTGCCCCTCCGTAGCCAACTAACGTAATAGGGCAGTGAACTAAGGCTTCTTGAGGGCCAGCTTGAGGGCTCCAAACAACAAACTCATCCCTGCCACTATCTAGTTCATCCATTTATAATGCCAATACTTGTTGCTTTATCCGCTGCCCTTTTGCACAATTAATCTTTGTTTTGGCTCAACAAATAAGTTTCAATTTCTTGTGCTAATTTTTTTGCAAGTTTTCTTATAAACTTTTTTTTGTTGATTGGTAATTTAACGCCTAAAACTTTCTCAAATGACAAAAGAAACAGAAATGTACTGCTTACCGTTATCTGAAATTGCCTGCTATCTTCATAATCGTTTTGAATAACCGTCAACTTTTGCAAAAGTGTCCTATTCATATGCCTCCAATCCAGCGTAATATGCTTATCTTTATAATAGGGAGTTACCTCATCCATTAGTTTGGTTTCTTAGGTAAGTATCTAAATCATCCCAGGTAGCAGGTATCTCTGCTGTATCAATAGCCTTTAAGCAATCAGGACAATCAACCGCACTTTCATTAGTGGTAAACGTAACTACACAATTACAGTTACTACACTTACATAGCTTTATAGCATCCTTTAACATGTTAGCTCCCCTTTATGACAATTAGACCACTGCCGACGATAAGCCTAACATCACACTTAGGATTCTTACAATAAAAGCCATCCTCACCTTTAACCGTAGAAACCCAACCACACTCAGGACACCTCGCCCTCATCATCTGGCTCAACTCTACCCCATTCACGCTCATACTCCTCCTTACTAATTCGATCCCATTCTACATGGCATTTTCGTATACAATTATGCCCTCCACAATCTATAATTTTATATTTTGTATACGCAAAACCTGCCTTAAAACAATGTTTACACCGAAAGTATACAAAGCGTAACTCCCTAGTATTCTTCATCTAAAAAAAAAGTTCTTGACAAGGGTTTTTTGGGTGGTTTATATATTCCATATAGCGACTCGATGTACATTTCGTGGTTTATAACGTTCTAATCACCCCCTTCAACGTGTTCTTAAGGATAAGTGTATATACCCTATATCAGTACCTAGCGAGGTAAGGGTAGTTAATCCTCATCGTCAGCAGCTAAATATCTCTGTGCAAACTCTTCCTTACTTAGTGGCTTCGCCGATACAACAGCCTTGACCTCGCCTATATGCTCGATAACCTGCTGCTCGCTCCAACCTAACTTAGTTTTTAGCAGGTGAAGTAATATAGGCGTATTACCATTCATCGCTTCCTGAATTGCTGTACTAGCCAATCCTCGCTGCAATTCACTCTGACCCTCCAAGTACTCATCTAAGTAATACTTCTTAAATGTGTAATCCCGTATCTGTAACGATACACACACCGCATGTTTGCTCAAACCTAATCGTCCCAACTCTCGAACGCTATGACTAAGCCTTGGGTCCTTCTTGTGTGTAAGCGCTTCTTTTCTCGACTTTACAGCTGGTAAGACTTCTGGATCTGACATGGTGTTTTACTCCTGAATTGGGTTGTACTGTGGGGAGGTATATATAGGTACCATCCCTCTTTCTTTTTTTAAATCGTCCTAGTTTTTGTTTTCCTACCCCACGATTCTGTAACCTATGGAAAACATTACCATATATTACTTAACGAGTAGTAGAAAACTATTAACCTAACTCCGTAACTAGGCGATGTCTCTCAACATTTCTACGAATTCCTCTGGTGTCATCTGTGACACCTCGAACAGCATCACGATCTCTAACAAGTAGAACGATTGCTTGATCCGCTCACGGTACTTCAAGGCCTCAGGCTTCAAGCCCAATAGCTCGCACATCTTCTTGAAGCCCCATTTGTTGTGGAGTCGCACAGCACGGTACGGGTTAATCAACCAACCTTGTATCTCATGCCTATATCGCCCATTTCTTTCCCTCAATCTCTCTACCGTCTCATTCACTCTCGGTCGCTCTGTATTCATGTGTAGTTCCCTCTAAACATTGTCTACCACCTACCACCACCTACCATTACTGTGAGCTATCACAGCCGGCTGTGCAAGTCGTGCTCATAAGCTCGCGATATTACTACCGATAAAAAAAAGATAAAAATAAGTGAAAAATATCTTTACTTATTCTCATCATAGACCGTATACTGTATACAGGTTAGTAAATAAAGGAGAACTAAAACATGAACAAGAACCTAATAGCGGTAGATCTAACTGAGACGGCCAAGAAGAAAATCGTTACTTGGTGTTCCAACCATGTACCAGCTAACGAGATAGAGGCTATTGTCGAGGAGCTAATCGAGGACGGAATCGACAAAGGTGACTCTCTGCTCCTCGGTGCGATTGAGCAGATTGAACTGTATCTCTCAAAGGATAAAACCCTTGTGCTAACAGAAGCTGACCTAGTGACCGAAGCTTTTACTAGTCGTTCTAGGTACGCTAGCGAGATATATTTCAAGTAGATCTAGGCTAGACCATAGGCGACTCTGCGGAGTCGCTGTTGGTGTAGCATGGTG